GACGGCGATGCGGTTGAACTGCTCGCGGAGGTGCCGGACGGTCTGCTGCGCTTCCCGGCGCTCGTCGGGCGGCAGCTTGCGATCGGTGGCGCGCGCCTTGGCCGAGGTCAGCGCCGACGCGATCAGTGGGTGATCGTCGCCTACCGCGTCCTCGACGGAATCCAGGTACTCGTTGACGCGCGCCTGCTGCTGCTGCTCGACGTCGCGCGTCTCCAGCTTCTTGTTCAGCTCGTCGAGCTTGGCGCGCAGCTCGGCGACCTCGCCGCCCTGCTTCGTGACGCCGCCGGCCAACTCGCGCTCGCGCTGCATCCGCGCGATGGCCTCGCGCTGGCTCGGATCCTTCTCGGCGGCGGCGCGCCCCTCGGGGCTCAGGAGCCACGCTTCGCGCGCGGCGATCGCCATGTCCTCCGGCGCGAGGCCGAGGTGTTGCAGCACGGCAGCCGGCGCGTACTTCGCGCGCTCACGGAGCGCGCGGAATTCCTCCAGCGCCTTGCGGTCGGCCTCCAGCGCCTTGCGCTCGGCCTCGAGCTCGGCGCGCGCCTTCTCCTGCTCGGCCTTCAGCGCGGCGCGTTCGGTCGCAAGCCGCTCCTTGCGGCGCTGCTCCTCCTTCTGCGCGGCGGCGAGTCGCTTCGCGATCGCGGGGTCGACCTGCTCCTCGACGGGCTCGACCTCGGGCTGCTCGGCTTCGGGCGCCTCCGCGGCGGCCCCGGCCGGCGCGTCCTCGACCTCCTCGGGCGGCGACTCCTCCTTGGCCTCGACGGGTGGCTTCGCCTCGGCACTGCCGTTCTTGCGGAATGCCTCGAAGGCGGCGCGTCCCGATGCCTTCTCGGCGGCGCGGGCGTTGGCGGCGTTCGTCGAAGCGTGGCCGGCGGGCGGCGTCTCGCTCGGGGCGTTGGGCGCGGTCTGCATGGGACTCCTGATCAGGCGACTTGCGGGCCGGTGCCCGCGGGAAGGGTGGGCGGCGCCGCGGACGGCACCTGTTGTGGGGTGGCTTGCGGGGGCAGCGGCATCGCGCCGTCCATGCCGGACAGCGGCGTGCCGGGCGGCAGCGCGCCGCCGATGGCCGGATCCGTGGGCGGTGCCGGCGCGTTCATGTTCGCGGGCGGCGAGAGCATGTTGGCGGCGGTGACGGCGTAGGCGCGCAGGCCCTCGAGCACTTCCTCGGGCGCGCCGTTCTCGCGCTCGATCAGGTACTCGCACTGCGCGTACTTCAGCGCCATCTGGAGATTCACGAACGGCTCGGGGATGACGTAGAAGCCGTTCTTGATGTGCTCGAAGTCGTGCTCGATCGCCTCCATCGACGCCGTGTAGAGGCTGTTCGTGCGCTTCAGGTCGGGGTGGTCGAGCAGCTTGCGCAGCTCGTCGACGTTCAGTGCGCCGGCCTGCGTCAGCTCGAGCACCGTCTGCACGCGCCCGGCCGGCGTGCGGGCAAGGGTCGACGCGGCGGCGATCTGCACCTTCACGTCGTCCATGTCCACATCACGCCACCGCAGCCGGCGCGGGCCGAAGCGCGACTGCTTGGACATCTCCGGCGCGTCCTCGCCGAGATCCTTGCAGACGTCGAGGATCAACGTGGTCGCGCCGAGCCACAGGCGCTCGAACGCCTTCTCCTGCATCGCGAACCGCTGCGAGGTCTGATCCTTGAACTCGCGCAGGGCCGCGCCCGACTCGATGCCGGGCGCCTTCACGCCGCGCGTGGCGATGGCAGGCAGGCCGATCTCCTCGATGGCCGAGGCGCGCGCGTCCATGCGGTCGTTCGCGATCTCGCTGCCGATCACGGTCGGCACGACCGCCGTCGGCTTGTCGCCCTTGATCGGGACGAGGTTGCCGGCCTGCGTCTGCTGGATGCGCACGTTCGCGTCGATGTGGCTCACGAACCACGTCGGCACGGCGTAGTCGAGCTGCCGGTCGCGCTGGTGGTTGCGGCGGTCGAGGACGCGCTGGTGGCCGATGTTGCGATCGGTCAGGGCGCCGCCGTACCAGGAGCCGGCCCGCTTGTAGTAGCGGACCTCCACCATGCCGAAATGCGGCTTGTGCCACTCCTCGTCGAGCAGGTCGCGGCCGGTGACGGTGATCGTGTGCCGGCCCGGCATGTAGCCGCTCGCCTCGCGCGCGGCCTCGTCGAGATCGTCCCAATCGTCCGGCTTCGCGCCCAGCGGCAGGCGCCACGACTCGATGACGTACACGTCGTTCCGCGTCGCGTCGTAGCCAAACCGGGCGCTGTGCCAGCCGGGCAGGTTCTGGCCGCGTGCCTTCTCGATCCACTCGGCGTGATCCGGGAACTGCTGGCAGAGCGCGTCGCAGTCGAAGTCGGCTTGGCGGTAGTGGAGCTGCCGCGGGCCGGCGCCGTTCGCGCACTCGCGGTCGTCGACGATGATGTTCTCGACGGGGATGGCATCGACGCGCAGGCGCTTGTCCTGGTCCGCGTAGACCTTGATGACGCCCGTGCCCTTCTTGGCGCACTCGAAGAACGCCGTCCGGCACGCCTCGCCGACGTCGGTCAGCTTGCCCATCTCCTCGGCGTACAGCTCGAGATCGCGGGCGCGGCGCTGTGTCGACCAGTCCGCGCCATCGGTCATGAACCGCGCGCGGATCTCGGTGGCGGCGATGGACGCGCACACCGTGTCCACGGACATGGCGATGACGTTCTCCTTGATGCCGCGGAGTCGTTGCAGGTACCCCGCGCCGATCGCCTGCGTGGTCGGCCCGTTCGGGTCGTAGTGGGCTTCGTAGAGCAGGAAGCGGTCGTAGTAGTCCGACTGCCGGCGCTCGACGGTGCGCACGTAGGAGAACACCTTCTCGTGGACGTGGCCCTCCTCGGCGCACCACCACGCCTCGGCGAAGCGGGACCGCTTGTGCTTCACGACGGCTCCTCCTCGCGCAGCCGGCGATCCTTGCCGAACGCGTCATCGAGGTCGCCGAGGCTCACGTCGGGCGGCGCCTTCGGCTCCTTCGTGTCGGCGGGCAGCGCGGGTGCGAGTTGCACGGTCACCTCGCCGACGGTGACCTTCATGACGCCGTTCGCGCGCAGGCCAGGAGCGGCGCGCGCGATGGCGTCGAGGGTGTCGGCGAGGGGGGTGGACTTCTTCACGGCCATGATGGATCCTCGGCGTAGGGGTCGCGGTCGGCGGCAAGCGCGGTCAGCCACTCGGGCACCTCGGCGACGCGCGGTTCCGGCTCGGCGCGCATCGGCGCGTGTCGCCCGCGGGTCGGCGGCGCGTCCGGCTTCGCCTCGCCGACGGCGCCCGACTCGAACAGGTGCGCGATGAGCTTGCGGGCGTAAGTCGCGCAGTCGGCCGAGTGGTCTTTCTTGCCCTTCGGCTCGCGAAGCTGCTGGTACTCGTCGTGATCCCACTGGAGCGCGCGCATCTGCTCCTCCAGCGGCGAGCCCTTCAGGATCTTCAGGCGGCCCGCTACGAGGTCGCCGTTCAGCAGCTCGATCGCGCCGTGCTTCTCCTCGCGCTGCCGCTTCGCCTGCACGCACCGGATGCCGTAGACGCGCCACAGCTCATCGATGAAGGTCTGATCGGAGTCGCACACGCCGCCGACGGGCCAGCCGAGGACGCCGTAGGGCGACAGCGCACCGGGCGCGTCGGGCAGGCACGGCTCGGGCAGCGGCGCGTTCGTGTCGTCGACGCGCTGCGTGGCGATGGCGAACGCACGCGTCGCGTCGGTGTCACGCGTCCCGAGGAGAAGGCACGCGACCTGGCGCGCGTAGAGCCGCTTCTGCTCGTAGCAGAGGACGTGGTAGATGCGCTTCAGCGGGTCGGATGGCGAGAACGCGAAGCCGTTGATCGCGAACTCGTCGGAGTGGCCGCGGTCGAGCGAGAGCACCCATTGCCAGTCGGCCCGATCCGGCGGCAACGTCGCGAGCTTGAGCGGCCCGACGCGCGGCGGATCCCATCGGTTCCAGTCCGCGCCGTCGACCTCGGCGCGGTACTTGTACATCTGGTCGGTGTCGTCCTTGGCCCACTCGCCGAGGTACTCCCGGCGCCACTTCGGGTCATCGTCAGTCCAGCGGTTCGCCGCCTTCTTGCGCAGCGCCTCCTCCCACACGCCGTACAGCTCGGACTCGACGAGGCCCTGCTCGCGCGCCCACGCCTCGGCCTCTTGCAGCGACCAGCGGTGCGAGCTCCAGCCGACCCACCCGGCGTACTCGGGGCGATGGCGATCGGCGTAGGGCCGGTGCAACTCGCCACCCGGCTTCGTGACCTCGTAGAACAGGCCCGACGGGTCCGGGCCGGGCGAGCCGATCAGCATCGTCCACCCGCGGAGTCGCGGACCCACCGCCTCGTCGATGATGTACGCGAGCCGCTTCGGCTTGTGGAAGGCCGCCTCGTCGATGCCGAGGCCGTCCATGCGGAAGCCGCGCAGCTTGTCGACCTCGGCGTCGTCGTCGGCGCCCGCGAGCTTGAGGATCGCCCCGTTCTTGGTGAGGACGATCATCTTGTCGACCTCGTAGGGCCGGTACTCCAGCCCCACCGCCTCCATCGCCCGCTTGACCTTCCGCCACAGGATGTTGACGGCGTGCCCCTTCGTCGTCGCGATGTAGGGGACGTATGCCTCGACGCGCGACGTGAGCGTGGCGAGCGCCCGCACCATGAACGTCGTCGTCTTGCCGCCGCCGCGCGGGATGTCGGCGGCGATCAGCAGCGCCGGGTCGAGCGCCGCGTCGCGCTGCTTCGGGTGACAGCTCGCGATGAGGCGCTGGATTGGTCGCGCCGCCCACGAGTCATCGGACGCGTAGACGCGCCGGCCCGCCTTCTCGGCGGACCATGGGGCTTGTGGAGTGTCGGTGGGCTTGGTCACGTAGGGTCACAGCGCCTTGTGGCGCGCGGCCCCTACGTGATCTCGAGTGGGGCAAAGGCAGCGGTGGGCGGTCAGCGGGTCAGGCGGCGATGGCCTTCCGCGCGCCGGCTCGTCGTGCCGCGGTGCTGCCGATGATCGGATCCCAGCACGCGAACGTGTCCGGGACGACGAGCACGCCGTCGGGCGCACGCTTCAGGTCCGCGCCGGGCTTGAAGTAGGCCAGGATGATCGTGCGGTCGCGGGTGTCGCGCGTGACGGTCCAGTACTCGCTCGTCGTCGGCGTCATGTTCACGAGCGACGTGCACCCGAGCTGCTTGCCGGGGATGGGCAGCGGCCCGACGTGCGCGGCGATGGTCACCTTCTCGAGCGGGACGAGGTGCGACGGCGCGGCCTTCGGGTCAGGCGGCGTCGGCGTCGAGTTCTTCTGCGGTTCGGCCATGGTGCTCCTTGGGGAAGCGTCCGAGCAGTGGACGCCACTTCGCCTTGGGGATCTTGCCGGCGGCGGCGAGCGTGCCGACGACGTGCGTGTTGCAGACGTAGTTGAACGGGGCGCGCGGATCGATCTGCGCGTGGCGGAACAGTCGCGTCGCGATGCGCGCGCCGGTGCGGGACTGGATGTCGTAGCGCGCGGCGTGCTTCACGTAGGTGAAGAACACGAGCGGCGGATGCTCGCGCGGCATCCACGTCATCCACCCGAACAGGTCCGCCGTGTGGTCGGTCGCGTCGGCATCGGCCGCGACGATCGTGCGCACGTCGGGGCGGTCGATGATGCGCGTGATGATGGGCGCCATCACCTCGTGCCACATCGCCATCGGGATCAGCCCCGAGTGCGGTGACCGGCGATAGGACGAGATCCACGACTCGATCACGAAGTTGCGATCGGTCGGCGCCATGGGGCGGATCGTGAGCCTCATCGGATGAGTCCCCTCTGCTTGGCCCGCGCACGGTCATGGTCGCGCCACATCTTGCGGCGCTCGCGCATCAGCGACGTGGCGGTCTGGCCCTGCTCGAACATCTTCCGTGTGTTGAGGGCCATCGGCGACGGCGGCGGGTCGCTCTTGCCGGTCCCGCTGTCGACACACAGGGCGATGCGCGTCACGACGGACTGATGGAGCGTGCGCTCGCTCGGTGCGCCGCACGTCGGGCACGGCCGCGGGTCGGCGCTGGTCGCCAGGTCGACGTCGAGCTCGAACGCGCCGTGCGCGGTGCAGGCGTACTCGCGCCGGCCACGTTCGGCGCCGCGGAGACGGACGGTGTACGTCACAGCATCCTCGCGATCTGCGCCGACAGCGCCGCCGCGTCGGCGGTAACCCGCGCCGCGTGCGCGATCGCGGCGTGCAACTGGCGACGGCGGCACGCGCCGGCAACCGCGGCACGCAACTCGCGCATCGACCGCGACCACGCGGGCCACTCGTCGTCGGCGATGGACTCTCGCAGGTCGACGTTCGACGCCGGATCTGCGGCGCCGTACTCGTCCACGGCGAGGCGATCGAACTCCGCAATCGGCTCGCTGCCGTCGAGCGCGTCGATCGCCGCGACGAGGGCGCGGTGACGGGCGAGGTGGTCAGCCAAGGGCGTTTCCTCCTGCGGTCACGCCGAGTCGGTCGAGCAGCGTCGCGCGCTCGTCTGGGGTCAGCGCGGCGATGCCCTTCTCGATCTGCGGCAGCGTCAGCTTGCGGCGCGTCAGGTGCGCATCGGCGCGCACCACCTGCCCGCGGATCTCGCTCGCCTTCGCGGTCAGCTCGACGATGCGCGCGATGTCCTCGTCGCTCGGCGACGCGTGGGCGAGCGTGTCCATCGCGACCTCCATCGCGCCGACGCCCTTCTGGATGAGCGCGTGCAGGCGTTCGTCGACCTCGCCGCCGGCCGCGCGGATGTCGGCAGTGTCGGGGCGCGGGTTCGGCGGGCGACCGGGGCCGCGTTTGGGGGTAGCGGCGGTCACCACTCGCCCCTTCTCGCGTCGGCGATGCCGGCGCGCACCACCTCGGCGACCTCGGGCGGCGGCGTCTCGGGCCACGCGTAGTCGATCGGGCAGTCGGGGTCGGGGATGATGCGCCACGGACCGTCGGCGGTCGCGACGGACAGATGCGGCCTCGGCTCCCACTCGGGCGTGACGTGCTGAAGCGACTCGGCGTGGATCTCGGGGTTCACCACGCGCCGCGTGATCGCGAAGAAGGCGACCGGGTTGACGAGTGCGGTCCGTGGCGGGACCGGGCGGCAGGGCGTGCGGTACGGGTCGGCGGCGAGCAGCGGCAGCCCGACGACAGGGCCGCCGGTGTTGCCGAACATGCCCGTCGCCATCCGCTCGTCCTCGGCGTCGAGCTGCAACAACGCGGCGGCGCGCTCGCGCGCGACGAGGGCCGCGAACGCGCCGGGGCCCGGCGGTGGCGTGTCGACGATGCGGAAGCCGTAGCGGTCGCTCGGCGCGGGCTTGCCGCGGTCCGGCGTCGGCGGGATGAGCGAGGCAATCTGCTCGCACCACCTCGCGCGCGACGCCTCGCGGTCGCGGTCGGGTTGTCCGCACCCGTCGGCGTGCGCGGACCCGTCGGCGCTGATGGTGCCGCACTCCATGCAGCGGTAGCCGGTGGGCGTCGATGCGTCGCGCACGATACGAACCGGGCCGTGCGCCGTGACCATGACGAAGGCGCCGCCTTCAACCTTCGGAGCGTATGCGGCGACGGCCTCGTCAAAGTCGGCGGACGACAGGAGCAATCGGCCTCGGGCGAATAGCTCGCGCGGGTTCATTCGGACTCCTCCGGGCCCATACAGACGCGGCACAGCCGGCCGCCCTCGATCGTGGTGATGCACGTCGACAGGTCGTGCCCGTTCGGGCAGCGCGTGCGGCGACAACGCACCGCCCACCGTCGGCGCAGGTCGTTGATGCTGCCCTTGACCGGCTCGAGGTGCGCCGGCCGCACGCACGCGCGGCGCCGACACAGGTGGTCGAGCACGAGGCCGTCGCCGATCGGTCCGACGAGCTCGAGGTAGACCGCGCGGTGCGCCTGCCGCGGGCCGTCCTTTCCCCACAGCGTGCCGTAGCCATCCCGGTCGAGGCGCGAGATCCAGATCCAGCAGCCGTAGAGCGGGTCGCGCTCGATGTACCGCTCGTGCTTGGCGAGGAAGTCGGCGGGGGCGATACGCGCCGAGCCGATGCCGTCCATCGTGCGACAGGCGATCTCGTCGAGGGACATGGGCTTGCTCATCGACAGCCCTCGCATGTCACCAAGTCGGCGCGAAACGTGAGTTGAAGTGCCGGAACGGCGTGAGGCTTGCCTTCGTCGTCAAACCAGACGCGCGGCGCATCTGGAGCGCGAATCGCAAGGCCGCACACCGTCATCCCGACGGACGCGATCCGGTGCAGCGGCTCCACCGCGGGACGGCACGCGCCACAGGCACGGTTCGCGCACGCCTCGCTCATCGCCCACCTCGCAGCGCCGCGAACGCCTGACACGCGCCATCGGGGCGGTACGCGTCAGCCAAGTTGCGCGCGGCCATCGCTCCGAGGCGCGCGACGCGGCGGCGTTGCGCCCGGCGTCGCTTCATGTTCAGACAGCAGCCTCGCTCGCAGAGCGCGCCGATGCGCAGCGTGGCATCGACGACCTGCCGGAAGTCGGAGGCGAGGGTCACGGCGCGACCTCGGCGTCTGCGGCCGGCTCCGTCGATACCCACTGGAACAGCCCGTGCGGGTCGTCGCTGTCGCCGATGCGCACCTCGGTCACATGACGCAGCCAGTTCGTCGGACAGGTGTGCTCGTTGTAGAAGTACGCGTCGCCGTCGTGCTCCTCGCCGGGCTTGACGATGCGGAAGCCGTCGAGCGTGAGCACGATCGGCAAGGTCTGTGGCGGCAGCACGAGCGTGACGACGGTGCGCTCCTTCCGCTCGCTGTGTTCGCGATGGACGATGCCGTCGCGCGTGACCGTCAGCCACCATCCGCGCCCGCAGCCGTCGCAGAACCACGCGCCGGCCTCCTCTCCGGCCTGGAGATGGTCGATCGTGCCGACGCGACCGTTGCACGACGGGCAGAGCGCCCACGTTCGGACTTCGCGCTCGACGTTCACGGTCCCGTATGAGCCACGGCGACTGTTGCTGATGTGAACGGGCACGCGCTCGATCACGGCCGCCCTCGCTCGACGAGTCGCAGCGTGACCGAGCCGCGGATCGGGCAGCCCTCCGGAGTCATCCAGCCGGGCGAGAGCGGAAGCGTCCCGGCGAGGCGGCACCGGACGGCCGGCTTGTCGAGGCCGACCCAACCCACCACGTCGCGCGCGATGCAGTCCGCGCAGCCGCGCACCTCGACGACCGGCGCAGGGGCGGTCGGAGGTGGGGCGAACGGATTCGTGAACGTGTCGGTGCCCCACGTGACGGGGCTGGCGGTGGCGGTCATGGCGGCCTCGCTGTCTCGAGTGGCCTCGCGTGTCGCGTTTAGCGTATCGCGTGCCACGTTCGTACACGAAACCGTGCCGATGTGGCGCGAAAAGTGGAGACAATCGGCCCGGGATCGTCCGTTCAGTCATACTCCTGTCACCAGCGTCGGTTTCGCTTGACAGCCTCCGCGAAGAAGGGTCCGATCGCTCGCGCGCGCGGTGGGAACGAGGGATCTGGCGACTCCACGAGGCCAGAACAGCGCCTGCAAGGCCGGTTTCGCGCACGCCGAGGCACGCTGTACCCGAAAAGTCCGCGAAATCTGGATGTAGCC